AGCATAATGTTCGACTCCAGGGAGTTTCTGGAAGATGACTCATCTGTATTTAAAAGTGCATTCCATTACTCTGAGTTTCTCCGAGTCTCTGATTTCTTCTGTCTGACCAAATCAAAAATTAGCAACCTTCTACCTTGCTTTGAGATGACATGCTCACTTTACCACGCTTGGATTGACATTATGAGAGTAGAGAGCACTGATCAAGCTATGACCAGTCTATTCAATACTCTGGTTTATCTGGAAGACAAGAATGGAACATCAAAAGCTCTTCAGTTAACCAGATATGCCTACATGGAGCTGATTGCTTCCTCAAGGTCCTCTCTTGGTCCTCTCAAAATCATTCCGAAACTTCCCTCAAACTTCAGATCAATCCTGGAGGTCTGGGTAGTTAAGAAGTACATGAGCAACTTTCCTAAGATGGAGAAGAGTCTGACCCTTAAGGCAGAGGACGAGTCATTTGATGCTGAGGACACTCAGATTGCTCAGGAGAACTTCGACGGACTGATCAATGTATTCACCGGAAATAAAATTGAATCTTTCTCAATCGCACTAAATCTATCTTACATCTGTCAATTCAAAGATAAAGATGGAATGAGTGCCATACACTCAGAAAGAAAGATTCTCGAGAAGATCATGAAGGAAGAGATGAAGCTCAGAAACCTGGATCCTAGCACCATAGGCAGAGTCAAAGACATTCCTCTCTCCGAATGCAAGAACCACCAGTATGATACGCAGCTCGTAACACACTCAGCGAGGAAACTGAAATCCTTTCTTGCAAGAAGGGAGGGAATGCATGAGACAGTTTTCGATAAGTTCCTTGAAGGCAAAATTCTTGATAGATTAGCCAACCAAAGATTTGAGACTATCTCAACTTTCAAGAGCTCAGCCTCGATTAGACCACACGAAACTACAGACACCATGACTGAGGAGGATTTTAAAAACAGCAACAGAAGAAGAGTCGTGCAGGGAATGCTGAGCTTAGTGGATGTCATCAAGGACTCTTCCAGTGTGTTTGAGAGCATTGACAAGATTCACAGTGCTTTTAATGATGATGAAGACAAGAAGATCATTGCAAACATCTTCAGGAAAGCTCAGATCGGGTCTGATCGAGAGATATTCATCTTGTCTATTAAGTCAAGGCTACTGATCCTCTACGTGGAAACCATATCCAGGACGGTCTGTGAGCTCGTTCCATGGGAGATGTTAACAAAGGGATCAGAGAAGTTCAGAGCTCTTGACGAGCATCAAAAGAAGGAAGCAGCAGAATACCTCAGGATCAAGCAAGGCAAGCCGACTGTCATCAGATCTTACGATTCGAATGATGCTGCAACTTGGTGCCAAAGCTTTGTGATGAAGATGTTTTTTGACATGTTCAAGGGAATCGTGCCTCATCAGTTTCTTGAGTCCATATCAACAATTCTGAATTACGTCACAGACAAGGAGCTTGAGATTCCCGGAGGTCTTCTTAAGGAACTCGGATCCAGAAAGGATGCAACTTTCTTCTCAGAAACAATGCAAGAGCTAAAACAGCAATTCCAGGGTCTCTCTGATAACGATGATCTTACTAGCCACAAGAAGACAAGGATCCGGAACAAGAGCAATATGATGCAAGGTATCTTGCACTACACATCTTCTCTGTATCACGCATGCATCCTCATGGCTGACCTTGAGATGTACAAGCACGCCATGCAGAGGTTTGTTAGGAGTACCGGATTATGTGAGAAAGCAGATGGGATCGTTCCAAAGCTACTTGTTACCCTGGCAAATAGTAGTGATGACTCCAGCCATCAGAGAAGC